TAAAACTTAGAGCACAATACTCTGCGTGTACGCTAGTAAAGCGTGCAGCAAATTCTTGGGTAGTTATGGGGGATATGGCTACCTCATAGGTAGGAGATTATTATGGGCACTACACCAACTTTCGGATTTCCATATCCCGATCAAACCAACTCAGTAGATGTTGCTGACGATATTGCTTCTTTGGCACAAGCCATTGACCTTACGCTACCTATGTTCGCACCACTTGATAGTCCTACTCTTGTAGGCGTACCCAAGGCTCCAACGGCTTCCGCTACAACAAATGACACACAGATTGCCACGACAGAGTTTGTACACAGCCAAGGGTACATTACGGAAGCAGAAGCAGACGATAGGTATGCCGACGCAAACGGGGGAACAAGCCAAGACCCAACATTTGACGGAACCATCAATGTTCCAAGTCTTGCTACAGGTGTGGTCTTGAGTGATGACAATAACCAACTTACAACTGTTCCTGTTCTTGGTATTGCTAAGGGAGGTACAGGAAACGCTGCTACAAACGCAGGTGGAGTTGTTTATGTAAACGAAACAAACACAGCATTTGAGTATACCTCTGATGGTGCTGAGGGTCAGTACCTTATGAGTACAGGCCCCGCTACCCCACCTGTTTGGTCAGACGTACAAAGCACTTTCTATGGTACTGTCACTCCAACAGCGGGTACACAGGACGGAGCCCTTTGGGTAGACACAAGTTCTATGAGCCTAAAGGTTTACGACTCTACCACAGGATTCAATGTTGTAGGTGGAGCACCAAATAGGTCAGTTGCCTCAGGTGCATCAATCCAATGGACTGACCAAGGGTCAGTTGTAGAAGTCAATAGTTCTGAGGGCACAGAGGCAAACATCAATATTCCAAACAATACTCAGGTAGCGTTCCCTATCGGAACCATCATTACCCTGATTCAGACAGGTACAGACAGGGTACGAGTTACAGGAGAGTCAGGGGTAGTAATACGAGCAACCCCACTACCTCTCACTCGTACACAATGGTCAACCTGCACCCTCTACAAGAGAGCCACAAATGAGTGGCTTGTAGCAGGAGATATTTACCTATAAAACTATGATATAATACTAATGGAGGCACAAGATGGCAATTATTTCACTTATCACAGGGGCAACAAGTTCAGGTGTTCGATACACCAACCCCAAGCCTACTGCTACCTATAACACTACGTCTAAGTTTAATATTACTAACCCTGATCCAATTGCTACCTACACCTCCACAGGCAACGCAATCAGCATTGATAACAATAACTCACTTGTTACCGTTTCAGGTTGGGGAACAGCAAACGTATCTAACGTAACCGCTAAGGGTCTATCCCCCTCACCCGCCGTTGCCCTATCTCGTGCTCCATTCTCATATGGCACTTACTACGCACCACCACCCGCACAGTATGGATTCCCACACTTCCAAGCCTGTCCAGGTGGAGGCACCGTTCACGCAGGTCAATGCATGGTCTTCCACGGTTCTCCAAGTACCTACAAGAAGCCAGGACCAGGCGGTTATTCTTCAGGTGCTAATGAATGGTACCGCATCCAATAAGAGTCTTCTATCACATTTATCAGGGTACGCCTTGGCGTAACCTTATGTTGGAACAAATAGATACTCTTTACTCCACTTCCATCATGGAGGTTGCCGACCTCCATATAGGAATAACGGATACGCTTGACCCACCTAAGAAAGCACAGGTGGCAATCAACAATCCTGATCGTGGAGAATCGGCAACTATAAAGGCTTTGTACGATTACTGCGTTGACAATCCTGACGCAAAGGTGCTTTACTTCCATACCAAGGGAGTAACGCATCCGACGAAAGAGCAGAGGGATTGGAGAAAGATGATGGAGTATTGGTGCATTGAAAGATGGGAACTCTGTGTTGAACAGTTAGAGATGTACGATACAGTTGGCTGTAACTTTAGTTACGAAACGTGGTCAGGAGCATACCCTCACTACTCAGGTAACTTTTGGTGGGCCAATGCAGAATATGTTTCTAAATGTGACTTGACTTTCTTAGAGAGTCGTGATAGAATAATGCACGAGTGTTTCATCGGCTCAGGAAATGGCAAAATGTTAGATCTTCATTCCCCCGCTGTGGATTTGAAATACACAGAGTATCCACGGTCGGAGTATGAAGATCTTTTGTGACAAAACTGTTACTCATTTTAGACCACCTTAGCCACAAAGACTCGTATAATAAATAGATAACTTATAAGGATGGTGTACAAATGTCAATAGTTGACGACAACGGATCAATCGTTGATCCATACAGAAATTTTATTCATATCAGTAGGTACTCAAGGTGGAAGGAAGAAGAAGGACGACGAGAAACGTGGGTTGAGACAGTTGATCGTTACATTGACTTTATGCGTTACCAACTAGTTGAGAACTTCGGGTACAAAGAGAATGATAAGAAGTTTACAGAGGTTCGCAATGCTATTCTCAATCACGAGGTAATGCCTTCTATGAGGGCTCTAATGACTGCTGGGCCTGCTTTAAAAAGAGACCACATCTCAGCATACAACTGCTCTTTTATTGCCACAGATTCCCTCAGAGCGTTTGATGAGGCTATGTATGTTTTGATGAACGGAACAGGCGTAGGCTTCTCTGTAGAAAGCAAGTACACAGAGCACTTGCCTATCATTGCTGATGAGTTGTTCGACACAGAAACTACTATCGTTGTTGAGGACAGCAAGTTAGGTTGGGCCAAGGCATTCAAGGAATTGATTGGTCTTCTCGTTACAGGTCAGATTCCTAAGTGGGATCTTTCTAAGGTACGTCCCGCAGGTGCACGCCTCAAGACTTTTGGTGGTCGTGCATCAGGGCCAGAACCACTAAACGATTTGTTTAACTTTACTGTTGAGACATTTGATGCAGCCAAGGGTCGTAGGCTCAAGCCACTTGAGGCACACGATCTTATGTGTAAGATTGGCGAGGTAGTTGTTGTTGGGGGTGTCCGTCGTTCTGCTTTGATCTCACTATCTAACCTAGATGACTTTGAGATGGCTAAGGCCAAGTCAGGTCAATGGTGGGAGACAGAGCCACAGCGAGCACTAGCAAACAACTCTGCTGTCTACAACCGCAAGCCAAACACAGCACAGTTCTTGCGTGAGTGGCGTAACCTATACGAGTCAAAGTCAGGCGAGCGAGGCATCTACAATATGGATAGCGTCCGTAAGCACATCGACAAATTTGAGCGTCGTGACTCAGCCAAGGTAGCAGGCACAAACCCTTGTGGTGAGATTTTGCTACGCCCAAATGAGTTCTGCAATCTTACAGAAGTAGTTGTATCTGCTGATGACGATGAGAAGTCATTGAAGAACAAGGTTCGCCTTGCTTCTATTTTGGGTACTTGGCAGTCCACACTAACAGACTTTAAATACATTCGTAAGTCTTGGAAGGCTAACTGTGAAGAAGAGCGTTTGTTGGGGGTATCACTTACAGGTATCTTTGGTAACAAACTAACAGGCACAATGCACGATGGTTTGTCAGATCTTCTTGTAGATATGCGTAAGCAAGCAGTAAACGAAAACAAGAAGGAAGCAAATGTTTTGGGCATTGAGGCTTCTGTTGCTGTTACTACCGTCAAGCCATCAGGCACAGTATCACAACTAACAGGCGTGTCAAGTGGCATTCACCCTTGGTACAGCGAGTACTACATTCGTACTGTCCGTGCAGATAACAAAGATCCACTAACCTTGTTCCTCAAGGATTTCGGAGTACCAAACGAGCCTGACATTATGAAGCCTGATGCTACAACAGTATTTAGTTTCCCAATTGCAGCACCTAAGGGAGCCACGGTTACATCAGACCTTACCGCTATTGACCATTTAGAGATTTGGGCGGTATACCGTGAGAATTGGACTGAGCATAACCCCTCAGTTACCGTAAACATACATGAAGACGAATGGTTGGATGTAGGTGCTTGGGTATATCGTAACTTTGACAATGTAGGTGGTGTTTCCTTCCTGCCTGCTGTAGAGCATAGTTACAAACAAGCACCCTATCAAGAAGTAACCAAGGAAGAGTATGATGAACTAGTTTCAGCATTCCCCACGAACATCCCGTGGTATTCTCTTCCTTTGTATGAGTTGGAAGATAGTACTGCGGGATCTCAAGAGTTAGCATGTTCTGCTGGCGGCTGTGACGACGTAGATATCCCCTCCTCTGTTCAGGAGACAGTATAAATAGGTCGCATTTCTAGGAGGGCAGGGCTTCGGCCCTGCCTTTCTGGTATAATAGAGGTATTGTGAAAGAACGTAACAGGTACGCAAACAAGGTTTATTCAGAACATCCAATTGCCATGTGGCCTTTGGACGACGACGCTTTCTATATGTCTATGATCACGGACAGCGATAGAACCTTTGAGAATTGGACGTTGGTAAACTGCTTTGAGAATAACTTGGGTATTCCTGACGAACCTTCCCCATTTCCCGAAAGCAAGGTATATTCTACTATAACCAAGAATGACGGAACAGCGGGAACTATGACCGCTACATCACCCGCTACTGTTACAGCGTCAGAAATTGATTCGGGTGCAGGTGACTTTACGGTAAATATGTTCTTGTATCTTAATCCTGTATTCTTGGTTGGCATTAGGCTTGGAATTAAATGGGTAGATATTAGCGGAACAACAAACGAGGTATTTGGGGACCAACTACCACCAACAGAAAGTCGTGGTTGGATCAACATAAACGAAACTTTTGCTCTACCTGATACATACCCTAGCGGCATTCACGTTGTTCTTGAGGTAGAGTGGGCTGACTCATCGGGTGGAGACGAGCAATCCCGTAGTGTGACTATGACAGGGTTTAGCGTTGGTCAAAACTCAATCACTTCTCAGTATTCTAATCTTGGTTCTGTTGCTGTTGACCTTCCTGCCGAATTAGGATACCCTGGAGCACAGGGAATTATTGCAGATCAGTTTGGTACACCAACAGACTACGGATACTACGTTGTACGACAAAACAGATTGCTTGCTCATAACGACGGTATGCCAATCATCTATGGTACGGATAATGCTACAATCATAGAGCCCGACGCTTTCCCATCTTTGCTTTTCCCTGGCAAGGGTATGCTACACAATAATGGACGAGGCAAAGAATATACATTTGAGATGTGGATGAAGATTGCTCCACAAACATATAGCGATAAAAAGATTGTAGGCCCACTAGACAGTACTGATGGGGTATACGTAAAAGAAGGATTCCTAATCTTGGCGGCAGGCAATAATGTAAAAGGACATTACGTAGGCCGTTGGTATCGACCCATGCTTATTCAGGTTGTTATCAAAACATCAACCATAGCCCTGATCCTCAACGGTGAAGAAGTTATCAATATGCCGTTTGATAAAAAGACAATACCCCTAACTAACGGACGAGATTGGTGGGGTATTTGGAACTACGATGAGTTTGATTATTTTGCTGTAGATTGTATTTCTTTCTTCCCATACCCCGTAGCAGAAGACGTAGCAAAACGCAGGTATGCCTACGGTCAAGCAACAGAAAGCATCCTTACGCTAAACGCAGCATACAACGGATACTCAACAACAATAGATTTTAAAGCAGCCGAACATGGCCCCTCCGTTATTTGGCCTGACACACAGAATTGGGACTCAGGAAGTTTTGACAATTTGATTGCCACCAATAACTTTATTACCACACCCTTATACTCTTTGCCACAAATGGAACTTGGCGGGTACGACTTACAAGCGTGGTACGAAATCAACAAAACAATCAACGATAGTTCAGACTTATATTTCTCTATGAAACCATCATACGAGGAAACAGCAAGGAGCCTAACCCCATTTGCTATTGCTGATGATGGTTTGTCGCAAGGCCCTGCATACTTAAACTTTGATGGAGTTAGAGCACAGAACGAATCCATTAGAATGGTTTGGGGAGTATTCCAAATAGAGGCAGACTTACCCGAACGCAGAACGCTATTTGATTTTTATGAGGCAACCACACTAGAAAACTTTAACATTTACGTTCAGGGAACAGAGTTGGTTTATGAATATCAAAATAATGTTTTGTTCTCTCAAACAATTGCTGTTGGAGAAAAGTTTGCCGCAGGTATAGACTTACAGCATATGAGGAATGGTGAGTACGGAGAGGATCTACGAAACTTCTTCCGTTCTCTCGCTTCCTTGCGATTGTTTGTTGGCGGCAACGGATTCAATACTTTTGAGGGAAGAATCTACAAGGTCTCATTCTCTAACTTTAGGGAAGCGGTTAATCTTTCCCAATACTTTTATGCTACAGGAGAAGATGGTGCAGGGTTCTGTCAGTACCCCGCTGTAGGATTGTTCTTGCGTGAGATCTCCACATACTCTTTGATGCCAAATATTGAGGCAGGGCAGTTTTACCTAGACGTTTCAGTATCGGGTTATTGGGAAGAATATATCCCACTATCTTATTTTGCTTCTTATGTGGAGCACAGCGATGGTTCGTTAGCGTATGACCTAGATATGCTACAACTAAACGTAACAACTGTAGCGGTAGAAGACTCAGGGAATTGGTCATACCAAGAACTTAAAAATGAGTATGACGATTTAGGCAAGGTATATGAAGACCTAGCAGTTGACTTTGAAACATACTTAGAGTTACGACAAGTACCAAGCGATGTTAGGTCACCATCATCAATCAGTATGTTTGCTACATTCCAAAGAATAGATGAAGGAGCAAATAAATCTCTTGAAGACTTCTCATCATTTATCCCCATCAACAAAGAAAAGATTATTTTTTGTAATGACGTAAACACAGTATCTCCAAGTCAGGTATACAACACGGCATTTGAGGTTGTGGATAATACAATCATGTATCCACCCGATCAAAACTTTGAGGAATATGCGATTGTTCTGCACATGAGCGTAGTACATAGAGACGTAAATACTCACCCACTACGAATCAAAAATATGGAAATCTCTGCTAAAAACTTTAACGATGAAGCAGCAGAAAATAAAACATATATTGGCACTAAGTATGGATCAAAGATTTATCCACAAATAAATCCTGAGCACCCCGCAGAAACACACAACCCATTCTTTATTTTTAAGAGCACAGCCCCTTATCTATACAACAGCGACACCGTAGGTTTCAGGGTAGGCGAGGTTAGCGAGTTAGGCTCTGATTCTCACGCATACTTCTTCTACATCAACGAGAATGCATCAATCAACTTTGAGGTAGGTTCCTTACAGTTTATGATTAAGCCTGATATTGTTTTGGCAGAATGGTCTGAGATACAGTTATTTGAGATTCAATCAAACAGCGGAACAATACTTTACACTCTGAAAAATGGAGAAAAATATTTTGAGATGGCATCTTACAACAAAGCCGCTGATGGAACATTAACCCCAAGGATAGGGGACTCCTATTATCAAAACGGTAGGTTTGTTTCTAAGGTTGTATTTACTAACGATCATTGGAATACTATTGGTATTGTCTTTGCTGATTTCCTTGACTTCTCTAACACAGCAGGTAAGTTTATTATGTATGGTGGAGCAAACTTTGATAACATATCATATTATCTTTCTTCAGGTCTAGGTCAGTACTCAAATATTGATGCCCGACTATGGCAGGACGTACTTGAGGTTGACTCTAACATTGTTCAATGGAGTTATTGGGCTGATGGAACGTGGGCTTTGGTCTATATTCTTGGTCAGTCCTATGGTTATTTGTCTACACCCTCTAACATTTTTGCTGCTTGGACGGGAACTAATGGTGAAATCGTGGACGATAACAGAGGAATAGCGTTGACTAATAACCGTGTTAAGGTATTAACTGATGTTGTGTGGTCAACAAGTAGCCATTCTGCTGTATAGTATGGTATAATAGTGGCATGTCAAATAGAAAACGTCCAAAAATCGGTAAAAGTAAAGTCACAGTTCTAGATACAGGCGATGCACAGAAGAAACACTTTGGTTTCGCTTGGGGTCTCTACTTTTGGAGGCTACCCGATGGTCACTTGTTTCACGATGGCGAAGGTAACCTACTAAACATCCCATCCGTAGAAGGTGACATTGGACAAATGGCAAAGATCCGTGAGGCAGCAGCAGCACACGGACAGCCCGAAGGAGAGGCATGGTTCTACGCAGGAGTAAATCGTGTATCAGATGAAGAATATTCTGAGCAGATTGACCGCTTGAACCAAGGGCTCATCCCATCCCTAAATGATATTGGTGCTGTAGCCGCCGCAAAGAACACGCTTGCTGTACATGGAGAGACTGATGACTGAGATTCCTTTTATTGATGCTCGTATGGCTGATGAGATTATTGAAGAGCAATGGGCACACTCCGATCCCTTTACTAAATCTTGGGACGATATCAAGGGGTACGCAGGATTAGAAAATAATTTTAAGCGTCGCCAACAGCGAGCAGAAAAAGCAGCAAAGTCAGAACTAGAAAAGAACAATGTTCCTCGTGACCGTGCAGGCAATGTCTCCCCAACATACCTACGAGATTCAAAGGCCACAAACTACAACGAAGAACTAACTGTTCCCTCTAAGCAGATTAATCCTGGCCTCGCTTACCGCAATGGCTACGGTATCTTTGATGTTATTACCCCACCATATAATATGTATGAGTTGTCATCATACTATGACACATCTTTTTCTAACCACGCAGCCATTGATGCCAAGGTAGCCAATAGTATTGGTATGGGTTTCCACTTTGAGATGACCGCTAGCACCCTAGCCGCACTAGAAAGTATGGAAGAGGGCTCAGCCAAGGATAAGGCAAAGCGTCGTATTGAGCGTTTAAAGCACGAACTCACACATTATTTAGAATCTTGTAACAACGAAGATAATTTCATCAAAGTTTTGGAAAAGGTTGTTACCGATATGCAGGCCACAGGTAACGGATATATTGAGATTGGGCGAACAACTCAGGGAGATATTGGTTACATTGGTCACATCCCTGCCCCCACGGTTCGTGTCCGTCGCTTGCGAGATGGTTTCGTTCAGATTATTGCGGGTAGCGTTACATACTTCCGTAACTTTGGAGCCAATAACCCCAACCCTGTTACAGCAGATCCACGCCCCAATGAGGTACTACACCTCAAAGAATATTCACCACTAAATACATTCTACGGTGTTCCTGATGTTGTTTCCGCTTTGTCATCTCTCAAGGGAGATGCTATGGCTCAGCAATACAATATTGATTATTTCCAAAATAAGGCTGTGCCCCGATACGTTATTACCGTAAAGGGAGCAAAGTTAAGTGCTGAGGCAGAGGATAAACTATTTAGATTCTTCCAAACAAGTCTCCGTGGTCAAAACCATCGTACTCTTTATGTACCACTACCACCCGACACCGACGGTAACCCCATCGAATTTAAAATGGAGCCTATTGAAAATACAGTACAGGATGCGTCATTCGATAAATACCGTAGCCGTAACCGTGACGATATTTTGATGGCACATCAGGTACCTATGACTAAATTGGGTATGGGCGGTGGAGCCACAATTTCTAACGGAATGCAGTTAGATCGTACATTCCGTGACCAAGTAGCACGCCCCCTACAGCAATATGTAGCCAAGTTTATTAATGCTGTTATCGAAGAAAAAACAGACGTTCTACAATTAGTATTTAATCAAGCATCTCTCACAGATGACGTTGCTATGAGTCAGATTAATGAGCGTTACGCCAAGGTTCAGGTAATGACACCAAATGAAATTCGTGAAAGCATCGGTCTTCCACAAATAAATGGCGGCGATGAGATGTTCCAAATGAGTGCAAAGCAGCAAAGCGACACACGAGCAAATCTAGCAGGCAATCGTGATCGTGATTCAGAGAGAAATAATAATCAGTCTGATGGTGAAGGTGCTGTCTCAGGTCGAAATCCCGCAGGTGCTGGGCCTAAAACCGATTAAAAAATACATTTATTAAAAAAAAGAGTGTATAATAGGAAATACTATGGATATCACCAAAGCATCTTGGTCTTCTGACCACGGAAAAATCCGTGTGTCAATGCCTATTTCTAAGGTAGATGTAGAAAAGCGTACCGTTTCAGGGTTTGCCACACTAGATAATCTAGATAAGCAGGGCGATGTAGTCCCTAGCGAGGCTTCCAAAAAGGCTTTTGAGCGTTTCCGTGGTAATATTCGTGAGATGCACCAACCTCTTGCTGTGGGCAAGGTTGTTTCATTTAAGGAAGATAAATTTTTTGACGATACCACACAGAAGTTTTATACAGGTATTTTTGTTTCTGCCTATGTTTCTAAGGGTGCTCAGGATACATGGGAAAAGGTATTGGATGGCACCCTCACAGGTTTCTCTATCGGCGGGGTAGTCAACGACGACGAAGACGTATACGACGCTGATATGAATAAAGCATATAGGGTTATCAAGGATTACGACCTAAGCGAACTATCCCTTGTTGATAACCCTGCAAATCAGTTCGCTAATGTCTTGAGCATTGAAAAGAATACCGATGACCACGGCTACCTAAGCAAGACCATGGTAGAAAATGTTTATTGGTGTTCCGAAGACGACATTATTTCAATGAGTAAAGACGAGAGTTCTTCCTGCCCACAATGCGATTCCCTAATGAGTAATATTGGTTTTGTTGAATCGGATGATACTGACAAGGCATCCGTGGTGAAGTCAATGGTACACGAGGTAAAATCAAATGGATTTACTAAGGGCGATTTTGTACGCTTTGGTGATACATACGGCAGAATCGAAAACATTGTCTTCAAGGGTGGGGCCAAGTTTGCGTCAGGAGAGGTAGTTAATGCTACTCCTTCTGACCCTGTAGTGATTGTAAAATCATATGTTAGTGACGGAAGTTCTTTCTCTGTGACAAGCAATCACGATATTACACACCTATCAACCTTGTCAAAGGTTAACACGGTGACGGTAGAGGAGGTTAGGAAAATGAGTGAAGAAGTTATTGTTGTCGAAGACAACGAAGACCTTGAAAAAGGCGTAGCAGATCGTCTACGAGAACAGCAAGCAGCAGCCGCAGAAGCACCTGCACCTGCTCCCAAGGCTAAGGCAAAGGCTAAAGAAGTTGAAGAGCCCGTTGCCGAAGTTGAAGAGGTAGTAGTTGAGGAAGAAGCAGAAGAGGTTGTTGAAGAAGTTGTTGAGGCTGTTGAAGAAGCACCCGAAGGCGATGTTGATATGGAAAAAGCAACTGCCGTAGTTGAGGAAAGTGAGGCATCCGAAACTGAAGAGGCAGAGGAAGAAGTAGTTGCAGAAGCAGAGGCCGTAGTAGCAGAAGCAGAGAATGTCATTGATATGGCTGCTTACGTTGCTAACCAAGCAGAACTAACTGAAACTATTACTTCATCACTAAATAACCTCGCTGAAACTGTAAAGGCTGTCCAAGCACAGATTGACACCCTACACAAAGGGCTCGTTGCAGTTGACGGCAAGGTAAATAGTGTAACCGATAATTTTGGAAAGCGTGTTGATGCAGTAGAAAAAGACACCGCTTTCCGCAAGTCTGCTGATCTTGGCGAGATCTTGCAGGAACTACCAAAGGTTGTGGAGAAGTCCACTTCCGCATGGGGCGGTCGTTTCCTCACAAATGCCGACCTATTAAGATAGAATAATGGAGGTGAAAGATATGTCAGAAGAAATTGTAAAGAATAACCCCGACGATGGTGGTATTGGTTCTCCTAACGATGGACAATTCCAAGGCCAAGGAGCAATCGGTAACATCCATCCACCAAATGACGTTCAGACCCCACCAGGGTCCGTAGTTCCCGATGGTACCCCAACAGGCACCGTTGATCCAACTTACGGCTCCTATGGAGATGGACGACCTTGGGGTGACATGGGCGTTCTCCCTAACGAGGCCCTCATGGGTGAAACCGACCTACCTACTTCAGTAAACCCTAGCGGTCAGCCAGGTGGCGGTGTTCTAAACCCTGATCAGGCCAAGCGATTCATCGACTACGTTTGGGACGCTACAGTACTTGCCAAGGACGGTCGCCGTGTAACCATGCGTGCGAACACCATGGAACTAGAGAAGATCAACGTTGGCGAGCGTGTAATCCGTGCGGCTTCACAGGCAATTGGTGACTACACCAATGCTGGGGCTGTCTTCAGTAAGGTTGAATTGACTACCAAGAAGATTCGACTAGACTGGGAGGTAACCACAGAAGCCCTTGAGGACAACATCGAAGGTGCAGCACTTGAGGATCACCTAGTTCGTATGATGACCAATGCGTTTGGTAACGATCTAGAAGATCTTGCTATCAATGGCACTGGCGATCCTGCTGACGGCGACTTCCTAGGCATTATGCTAGGGTTCGTTCCTCAGGTTCGTGAAGGTACAGAGGCTCACCAGGCAATTGTAGATACTAGCAACGGTTGGACTCCATCCGTAATGCAGCAGATCATCTACGCTATGCCACGACGTTACCGTGCCCTCAAGTCAAACCTCAAGTTCTACGCAGGTACCGATACATTTGCAAGCATCGTTCAGAACAACGGAACACTTGCCGACGCTATTGCTGAGGCATTCAACGTTACCGCTGCTAACAACCCAATGAACGGTAACACCGCTGCAAATACACAGGGCTACCTAGATGCCACACAGCAGTTCCCACAGACACTTGGGGACGCTCGTACCACTCGTGTACTAGGCATCAACGTTCTAGAGGTTCCTTACTACCCAGCAGATTATGTTGATCTCACATTCCCATCTAACCGTATTTGGGGATTCCAGCGTGATATCACCGTAAACCGTGAGTACAAGGCAAAGAAGGATACCATTGAGTACACCGTCTTTGTCCGTTTCGGTATTGCTTGGGAAGAGTTGGACGCAGTTGCTTGGGCAGAGTCATCTGTCGTTGCTCCATAATCATATGGAAAAACACACAGCAACAACACTATGTTTGTTGGGGCACTCTTCACAGGGTGCCCCATCAAGCAGTTATTATGGTATAATGTAGTTATCTATTAGAGAGGAAATATTATGTCAGAAGAAGATACTACTAAGGTAGAGAAGCCAAAAC